GGCATCCGCAAAAGCATCAAGCCAAAGATACGGGATTTCGACCGTCTGGCCACCAGTAAACTCCGAATCTTGCAACTGCCTTGCACGGTAGTAGCGCAGATACTGCGCACTGTTGCCATCCGGCACCGGCCACAGCGTGACGTTGCCGTTGATAAGGCGATCCTGCCAATAAACCGTGGGGAAGCCTTCCTGCTCCTTATTCGGGTAGCTGGAATACTCTGTGCGGCTTATCGGCAGGATCAGACGGTCAATGGGAGGAGAATTGCCGTCATCGATGCGGATGTATGCGTCAAGCATAACAACCGTGTTTTCAGGAACCGAATAAGTCGCCTGACCAGCAACAAGCGGAACAGTCTGCAAGTCCACCGCCCACAGGTTCACACCTTTGTTGGACCAATTGGCCAACACCATGTTGGAAGCCATGCGCGCGGCTTCCATGTGTTCCTGCGTCAGTGAGGTGTTGCGTATGCCAATCAGATTGTAGGCATACAGAACAATCTCACCAAGCGATGGATCGAAATTGTATGTCCCGCTGGTAGACATATTTACCGCTGCGTCCCAGCCTGGAGAATTTGCAACGACACAGTGCCACTGCCGGTCGTAATGTTAATCGAAACAGCCTTGCAGGGAACCGTCAAAGAACCGCCGGTCTTAGCCGTGGCGCCGGAAAAACCAGAAGCGATGAACCAAGTTGCGGTTGCCGCGCTGTAGCCTTCCTCCATCGGATCATCAAACGAGTATTCGATGTTGAAGGTGGGCGTACCAGCGGTGATGTCGGCGCCCAGGCCAACATTGAATGGGGCAAGGAAATTATCAACAGCAACGACAGCACTGCGGCCAGCATTGGTGCGCGTAATCGTGGTGGTGGTCATTTGCTGCGGTCCTTCTTGCCAGCGCGCATCGCGGTGACGTTATCTACCAAATTTGGCCAGGGCCTGCCAGCAGCACGAGCGCGAGCCTTGGCATCTTTTACCTGCTCACGGCTCATATTGCGCTTCTTGGCATCATCGGGAGCATCTTTCTCCCAAAAGTCTTTCTTCGCCATGTCAGCAATCCCACTTCCGAAGCGATTTGTTGATCCTGCTATCAGGGTCACGCGCGGTTTTGGCAGAGGTCAATTTCGCCTTCATGCCTTCCATCCGGCTACAAAAACTGCGGCGCCGTGCGGCAGCCATCTCACTCTTCTGCGCTGTTTCCCGTGAAACAGGCGGCTTGATGTCACGGCCTTCTGCGCGCAGCGATGCGCGCCCTTTGGCATTCAGGCCACCCTCTTTGTTCTGGCCTTCTTTGCGCGTCCATGCACCAGCCATAGCAACCTCCAGAGGAAAGATGGGGGCCGAAGCCCCCACCAATCACTGACCCATGCTGTCGAGCTTGCGGCCCTTGGCAGGGGTGCCAGCATGCGCGCTGGACAGCGGGTTCATGTTGGAACCAGCGCGGCCACCAGACTTGCGGGCCTTGCGACCAGCATGCATCTTGGCAGCAGCACCATGGACCTTGCCCATGGCCTTACCACCGCGCTTACGCTCTTCAGCGGCACCCATGATATTGGGAGCATTGACGCGGCGGGTTGGCTTAGAGGCCAAATCCTGTTCCCACTCTTTGGAACCAGCAGCCGGGGACTCACCACCAGCCGCGCGACCCTTACGACCCTTCATAGCGGTCCTCCTTACTGCTGGACATAAAGAACGGTCACCACGACATATCCAGCAGATGTCGCGCCAACCGGGGTTACAGTGACCACCACCGGAGCAGTGGTAGGCGCAGCGACACCAAGGACGCTTACACCATTCATCGCTGCAAGCTGCGCCGCCGTGTAGGTCGGAGCAGCGCGCCCGGCAGTCTTGGCGTCAATACTGCCAACATACTGCGTACCAGCGGCAGCAGTGCCGATGGTCAGGGTCGCAGAAGTGGCAGAGTTGTACGCCGTCAGAACGTCGATGTTGAAGTCAACGATCCGAGAGCCAGCCGGGATGTACAGCGTGGAAGAAACAGCAGTCGTGCTGTTCTGGGTGATCGAAGTAGACTGGGAAAGAACCGCAAGCCCCTGGTTGGGACCATCGGTTTCACCCTGCTGCAAAGTCCCCGAAACAACAGGACCGCTAAAGTGAGTAGCACCCATTTTTAGCCCTTTCCTGAATTAGCCCCCTGACACAATGCCAGGGGGCCGTTACGGGGATCACGAGGTCGGGAACGACCCGAAGATAGACCGCCAGTTGTAGTAGCCAAAGCTGTAACGCTCATAGCCCTTCACCAGCAGGTTATCCGTGACGAAATCGACCTGCATGTCCGTTTCAAACTTGATGCGCTCCATGTAGGAGAGGCCATCAATGTTCGTCAGCAGGAACCAAGCATACTGCGAGGTCAAGAAGTCGTTGACCATGTAGGATTCCGGCAGACCACCCGCCGTCATCATAATGGCATTGACATCGTTGTCGGCAGTGCCGGGGCGCAGTTCCGTCTTCGTCAGACGAATCGCGGTCGGTTCAAGCTGCGGCGGAACGATCAGCTTACGCGCCCGCGCAAACACCTTCAGGCCCGCTTGGTCCTTGAAGTTGGTACGCACGGAAATCATCGCGTTCAGCAGGGTCGCTTCGTTCAAGCCAACATCCGTGGTCGGACGGTTCGCCACCGTGCCACCATCAATCGGGTGAGAGGTGGAGCAAAGCGCCACGCCGTCACCGCCGATGGAAGCATTGTAGGTCGTCGCCGTGTTCAGGATGTTGGCGCCGTAGATTTCCTTGGTCTGTTGGAAGGATTCGATCAGACCGAGGTTCGACGGATGGAACTGCGTCTTGTACAGGTTGTCATCAATCGCCTTGCGAGTGATGGCATAGCCAAGCGCAATTTCCGTATGCTCCTGGTTGTAGACGAAACGCTCACCCGCGCTGTTGTCGAAAGCGGTCTGGCCGCCTTCAGTCTTCAACTGCGCAAGGCCGAGGTAACGCATTTCAGCGGTACGCTCGAGCGCCATCTTCGAGTCGTGCTTGGTGAAGATTTTGTCGTACTGAGATGGAATCATCTCGTACTTGCCTTCAACACCACGCAGACCGGGGAGGAGCAGGTCTTTAATAGCCGAGAGATTAACAGCCATTTTTCATGCCCTCCTTACGAGATGCCGGTCGGGCCAGCGCCGTTGCTGCGCAGCCACTCGTTGTTGAACCCAACAACCACTTGGTTGTAAGCGGTGGTCGGATCGGCACCATTCGCACCCGGCGGGGAGATAATCAGGTCCACCACAATGAAGGGGAACGTGACAGTCGTACCCACGCTGTTGAGGTACGCACCAGAAAGCCCGGTATTGGCGTTGCCAGTACCAATCGCAAACTGGGCATACTTGCCAACAGGCGAGGAAGTGAAGGTGGAAAGCGTACCGCCGATATTGAAGGTCGTGCTGTTGCCCATGACAACAAAACGAGCATTCGGATCGTCAATCACATAGGCTTCCACATCGCCGGTCGCATCCGCACCCGGCCAGTAGCGCGACCACACGGTACGCTTCTGAGAGGTGGACAGATACTTGCAGCCCACGAAGATGCCCGCGAGGGTCGTGGTGCCGGGGGTGGAATACTGCGTGATGTAGCCATTGGCAGTGCCAGTGACCGGAATAACAGGATCGCCGAAATAAATCGGGGTCGTGTCAGTAGAGGCAATGCGCCGTGCAGTTTGAGCGAAGGTGGGTGCGCCACCCGCGCCGCCGTAGTACTGCGCAAAGCCAAAGGGGGAATTCGTGTTTGCCACGAAAATAGCCTCCAGTGGGGAGCGCCGTTACCGCGCGCCGGGGCGGCTCGGGAGCAGAAAAAGGCTCAACCTTCCACACCGGGGGAAGGCAATGTGGACCATACGCCCACACCGCCTAAAATATCAACACATTTTCTGGGGGTAAAGGGGGCCGAAGCCCCCTTCAGTTTGTGTCAACCATTTTCCTGATGTCAGGAAAATGGTTATGATCAATCCTGCGGGATCGGCATGGGCTCAAAGCCCTTGTTGATCTTCGGCTTCACCTTGTCATGGTCGCGAGTAAACTGCCCATCCGGCGCCGAGGATAGCTGCGCTTCCTTAGCCCTGATCTGCTCACGCGCCTTCTTGGCATCAGCCTGACGCACCATGTCGGTGATCTTGCGAGGGCGAATCATCAGGATCATGCCCTTGCGCTCAATGGTGTTGCCCTTCCAGCCCTGCGGCATCATCTCAGGGAAGAGATCAAGCGGCGCAGGCTCCCAGCCCATGCGGGCATAGGCCACCATCTGGGCCGGGTCTTCAGCACCCATCACCGTCTTGGTCTTCCATTCGGCATCCCAGCCCGGCGGCAGCCTGGAGCGGTCAATGTAGAATTCATCAACTCCTTCAGCCACAGTGCCGACATGGCCCAGGATTTCAGCAGTGCGGCTTTCGGCAGAAGCCAGGGAGTAATCCTTACGCATGGGCGGGCGCAGCACCCTAGCGGGCGTTACTGGGGCTTCAGCGGCATCCACCTCCGGCGTTTCACCTTCAACCTGGGCAGCAAGCTCAGGCTTCACCAAGCGGGGGCGGCGGCCACGGCGCATCGGTACGTTTTCCATTGTTCAATCCTTTCAATGCTTCGTCAGCTTGCCGTCTTTGATTAGGGCAAGCTTGTTGCGGGCATACTCTTCAGCAGTCATGCCCATCATCTGGGCCATTTCACGCTCATCGGCAGACAGACGCACCACATTGGGGCTGCCACCGCCTGTGCCTGTCCCTGACCTGCTGACGGGCGCAGCAGCCGGGGAGGATCGACGCTGGCTAGGCGCCGC